AATAGGCAGAGATCTATTCGAAGTCCTCTATGTTCTCTACCATGAATACACCCATGGCACCTGTCATAGCACCAAGGAATAGCATGGGCCAAGGTAGTACGCTGAGTATAACAGCTGAGACGATGAACATGGTGGTTGTCCAGAGGATGCCTAAGATAAAGTAAGTCATAAAGAACTCCTAGTAAGGTTAAGGATGAAGGAAGAGAGACCAGACGTACCCGAGGACGAGCGCCAGCAGCAGCGGGAGCACGCCCCAAGAAAAACAAGGGGGGCATGAAAGCCAGGAAGGGGTACATCTAAATCTATCTTGATTCTTTTACACACACAAAGAAACATGGGGGTATATGAAAAAAGTACCCTCCGACACCCCTTCCTCAATATAAGCTAGCCGGTTCCTAATAGAAAAACTATATAACATACTATGTCAAACCTAACTAATTCAGCTAAGCTAGAGGCTCTGAGAGAATTAAAGAGGCGAGAGAAGCTATCCGAGTATAAGGAAAACTTCGAATTATTCGCCAAAGAACAAATCAAAATCTTACCCAAGGACTCCTCCCAAGGATTTCAATTCTTTGAATTCAATGAAGCACAGCGCATTGTAAATGAAAAGATTGAACAACAATTAAGGGATACAGGACGAGTACGAGCTATTATTCTTAAAGCTCGGCAGATGGGATTAAGTACATACACCACAGGACGTGTATTCTGGAAGTCATACTTTAATGCGTTTAACAAGTCAGTTGTTATGGCGCATGATGCGGCTACGAGTGACGCACTATTCAGTATGTCCCGGAACACGATCTACAACATGTCTGAGAACTTCAGACCTGTATTAAAGAAGTCGAATGCTAAAGAGATTATGTTTGAACATAATGATTCTGGTTACAGGTTATATACTGCTGGAGCACCAGAGGCGGGTAGGGGAACCACACCGACTATTGCTCATTTATCGGAAGTAGCTTTTTGGAATCATGATGAAAAGATTCTTGCTGGACTATTCCAAGGAATTTCTCAGGCCAAAGGTACTGAAGTTATTCTTGAGAGTACAGCTAATGGTGTAGGTAATTCATTTCACAGGTTATGGCAGGGGGCCGTAAAAGGTGAGAATGAATATATACCTATATTTGTACCATGGTTTTTAATGAATGAATACCGAAGGAAAGCTCCTGAAGGGTTTGAAAGAACTGATGAAGAAGAAGTACTAGTTACAAGGTTTCATTTAGATGATGATCAGTTATATTGGCGAAGATTAAAGATTGCTGAGGGAGGTACGGACAAGTTCCGTCAAGAGTATCCAGCGACACCTGATGAGGCGTTTATTGTTTCTGGTGCTAATGTATTTAACATTGAAAAGTTAAGTGCATTAGTTCCACAACCAATATTAGCTCGTAAAGAATTTAACTTTGAATCTTCCATGATGGAGGATGTCAGGACTGGTTCTATTGAGATATACAAGTATCCTACCTTTGATGATGCCTTTGCTATTGCTGCTGACGTAGCATTAGGGGTTGGTAAAGATTCTTCTGCTGCTGTTGTTATAAACAATAATAAAGAAGTATGTGCTGTTTATAGGAACAACACTATTGATCCCAGTCAGTTTGGGGATTTATTATTTTATCTTGGTAGGTATTATAATAATGCTTTGTTAGCAGTAGAGTCTAATAGTATGGGTATTGCTACTCTGAATAGACTTACTCAGATGCAATATGTTAATATGTATTATCAGACTAAGATGGCTAATGTATCTAAGGAAGAAGGAACAAGGATTGGTTGGAGAACTACTTCTGCTTCTAAACCAGCTATTATTGGTTTCCTTAAGAATGCTATTGAACAGGAAGAGATTTGGATTCCATCCAGAGTAATCATTGGGGAACTGATGAATTATGTTGCAGATGATTCCGGAAAGACAAATGCTATTGCTGGTCAGAATGATGATACTGTTATTGCTCTTGCTATTGCTCTTGAAGTTATCAGGACTCATGGCGACAGGTTAACAACAAACAATGTACCCTTTACACAGCGTGTAGGTAACTTCCAACAACAAGAAACGAATTGGTTATAATATGGCACAATTAAATGTACCCTTAACTGGGAAAGAAAAAGAAAAGTTTAAGACTTTACTCAAGCCTCAAAAGCCGGGGCGACTTCTTGAACCCAAAACAAAATACGAAGATAAAAATATTAAAGATTTTTATACTCGACAAAGTTAGTCCCTTGTGTCCTACCTTGTTGGCTACTAGCAGGGGGATTAGAAATTAGTAGCACATACAAGTCTTATTGTAGACTGATTGATTGATTGAAATGAAACCAAGAAAGGTTTACAATGAGTAAATCCAGTGATATTATCCGCTTTGTGGATAGATACAAAGATCCAGTAGGAGACAATGAACTACTGGCTATGATTGAACAGGGTGTAATGAACTCTGTTGGTGACTTCTTGAATAGTAGTGATCTGGCCCGTGAGCGTCAGAAGGCAACATACGAATATGGTATGATGCCTCAGTTCCATCTGACACCACAGGGTGTTTCTCAAATTGTTTCTTCAGATACTGTAGAAGCTGTTGAAGGATATACCGCTATTCTGGCTGAATTGATGTTTAATAATAACCGACTGGCTCGGTTTATCCCAGCAGGACAGTCACCTAAAGACTTTCATGATGCTAAAGTAGCTTCTGATGCAGTAAACTATACCATTTTCAAGCAAAATCCCGGATGGGAAGTACTAAATACATGGGTAAAGTCAGCTTTACTATGGAAAAATAGCATTATTCGGTGGGAATTTATCGAAGATTTTGATTATAAATTTGAGGAATTTGACTCAATTTCTCAGGAAAATCTTGATATTTTACTGGCCGATGCAGATGTTGAGGTCATTGGTGACCTTAAATACGAACAAGAATTAGCAACAAACGAACAAGGTCAAGCTGTGTACAACACAGTTTACAAAGATGTTCGGCTACAAAGAAAATATAATAAGACACGGATCTTAATTAAGAATGTACACCCAGAATGTTTCCGGATTACCCGTGATGCGCACTCACTAGATGATGCTGCTTTCGTTGGTATTCAAATTGACATGACTCGTTCTGAGGTGCGAAAGTTTTTCCCTGATATTGCAGAGAATATTGACTGGGACGCCATTGGAGATGGTAGCTATGATTGGGCTACTAAGTACACCGAAGAGCAAGCAGCTCGTAAGCGTCTAGTTGGTGAAGAGTACTGGCTAGGGGGAAATTCACGGGAACTATTTCCGTCAGAAGCTAACCGACAACTCACTGTTATCGAATGTTGGTTACGTGTAGACCGGGATGGTGACGGTATTGCAGAGTTAAAACACTTTATTATTGCGGGATCAACTATTCTTCTTGAAGAAGATACTGATATGATTCCCCTTGCTACTCTTTGTCCATTTGAAGTTCCTCACGAATTCTTTGGTCTATCAGTAGCGGATATGATTCGTCCTGCCACATTAGCTACTACAGCTATCATGCGTGGATTTGTGGAGAATGTATATCTAACAAACTATTCACCTAAGCTTGCTGATCCAAACGTTGTTGACTTCTCTGCATTGCAGAACATGAAGCCAAAACAAATTATTGCTACCAATGGTAATCCCAATGGAGCAGTAGCATCAATGACTCCTGACACTATTAGTGCAGGTACAGTACCTATTCTTGAATTGTTACAACAACACAAAGAACAAGCTACTGGTTTGTCTAAGGCAGCGCAGGGGCTTAACGATACACTATATGTATCAGGTAACTCAGAAGAAAAGATGCAGAAGGCAATGTCTGCTGCTCAAGTGCGTATTCAATATATGGCTCGTAGGTTTGCTGAGACAGGCTTTAAACGTTTGTGCGAAGGTATCTACAAGACAATGCGGGATAAGCTTCGTGGTAAAGAAATAAATTACTACGATCAAAATGATGTGTTTAAGTCAATTGATCCCGGTACACTGCCAGCCAGCATTATGCTGTATGTTGATATTGATGTGGGTGAAAACAGTAACACCAATATTATTCGTAAGATGAATATGGTTGGTCAACAGATTATTCCTGCACTACAACAAGGCGGTGCTGGTGGGGCTATCAATCCTGAAGCTGCCGTTAAAATGGCATGTAAAGCTATTGAAGCTCTTGATCTTGATCCACTAGACTATTTAGTAGACTATACTGATCCTAAGTTTAAAGAACAGGCTATGAAGTCTCGTGAAGCAGAGATTGCTGCAACTGAGAAACAAAAGCAACTTGAAGAGCAAGTTAAGATGATTGGTATTGCACAGCAGCAAGCCACTCTTGACCTTACTAATATTCAAGCAAAGAATGCTATGCAAGATAATACCAAGCAACTCATGGTTGCGATGGATAAGAGTTATCAAGAGTGGGGTAAGATATATATTCAGGCAGCTAAAGAAGGGGTTGAACTCCCTCCTAAACCTGATGTTAAAGAACTACTCACTATGGCTAAGTCATTTATCGAAACTGATTTACATGCTGATGCAAGTAAACCAAAAGGTAGTCAAGCACCGCAACCAGCACCTGGTCCGGCGGCAGCTGGCGAACAACCGCAAATGTAATAACACGGCCCGGCCCTTAGCGGTCGGGTTCTTCTAAGAAAATAAAATGGAAAAATATCGCAGTGGCTTTGAGAAGAAGGTAAAGCCAAAGATGAATCATGATACAGGCGAATACAAGGTAGAGCCGTTTCGTGAAGCCCAAATTGCTTTAGGACGTGCAGAGTTTGTTCAACGGGAACGTGAACAATTCTTTGGCGATGCCTTCAGTGATATTCTTGCTGATCTATTTGTTACATGGCTTAAGACAGAGCCTCATTGTTCTAAAGAACGTGAGTACCTGTACCATACAGCTATGGCACTAGGCAGTGTTAAAGAGAAACTAGTCGGTATTGAAATGTATGGTAAGAATATGACCTTCATTCAAAACCAAACCAATAAGAATGCCCAAGAAGATGGGGCTAAGGATAATGATGAGTGATTTACAAAAAGCTAAAGATGTGCTTGTTAAGGCACGACAAGAAATCCTACATGAGCTGATCCAATGCGGATCTAATGGCGGTGTAGGTCGCGCAGGAAATTATGCACCAAGCTTTGTTAATTTAACAAATGCTATTGCAGCAGTTGATGGTATGATGTCTACTTCAAAAGTAAAGACAACAGAAGATAAAACTGCTTTCGCTGAACGTATGGCAGCAGCTCGCAAAGCTAAAGCCAAAGCATAACGGACACAAAGGTAAAAGAATATGAATCTACCACATCTCTCTACCAATACCCCTGCTTCTGAAATCAGTAGCAAGAGTTTTGATGACGGATCGAATAGTGCAGACTTGGAAGTAAAGAGCCTTGATGACATTCTACGTAATTCTCCAGCAGCAGAACTGTTGGGACTTAAAAAAGAATCTCTACCAAAAGAAGGTAATGACGTCCCAAGTCCAGATGAATCATCGGAAGAAGAAGCCCAAGAAGAGAACGATGACGAGTCTGTTAATGATCTAGATGAAGAAGAAGAATCAAAAGATTCAGAAGAAGAAGAAGCAGTTGAGGATGATAAGTCTACCCAAGATACTGATTTGCCTTCGGAAGAAGATATTGATTGGGAATACAAAGTACCCGTCACTGTTGACGGAAAGACTGAGTATGTTACCCTAGAAGATATCCGTAAGGGTTATTCTACTGATAAACATCTATCTCAAAAGGGGCGTGAATTAGGCGAACTGAAGAAACAGATCGAACTAGAACGAACACAAAAGTTACAAGAGGTAATCCAATTAGGTTCCGTAATTAACCAAGAGTTAACTATTGTTGAAACTAATTTGGCTACTGAATATCATAACTTAGGTATCCAGATTGACAAGGCCCGAGAGGAAGGCGATTCGTACACCGCCAGAGAACTCAAAGACCAGCGTGAAGCAGTACAAGAAAAGTATTGGAAAGCCCGTAACAAACGGGAAGAACAAACTAAAGCTATTGTAGATCAAGTCCAAGCTCAACAAACAGAACAGCAACAAGCGTTACTAAAACAATATCAAGAAAAGATTGTTAATCTTATTCCTGATTATTCAGATAAAGTTGCTTCGAGTATTCGAGACTTCGCTGTTAAAGAAGGTATACCTGCAGAATTACTAGAGTCAGTATATGACCCTAATGTAGTTAAATTTATTAATGATTATCGTAAACTTAAAAATGCAAAAGAAACGGGTGAAATGAAACGCAAAGCATCTCCAAACGTAAAGTCAATACCTTCAAAGAAAGGAACAACGACTTCACAACGTGAGAAAGAAGGCGCTAGTAACAACCGCAACAAAGTTCTTTCTGGTCAAGGATCTAAACAAGACGAATTAGATTTTCTAAAACGTATTTCTTCAGTGAGCAAAAAACTTTAATTTCTCACTATAAGGAAAATAACAAATGGCAATTCAAACATTTGGAACAGGTGGCCCTAAGGCCGCCGCACGTGGCGCATCAGCCACTGGTAACGCAGTAAACTCAGGTGAACGCGAAGACCTAGCGAACTTTATCTCTATGATCTCTCGTGATGAGACTCCCTTTATGTCTTCAGTTGGTAAGACTAAAGCTACAGCAGTCTTCCATGAGTGGCAAACAGATGAACTATCTCCTCCTGCTTCTAACCCAGTAGCTGAAGGTATTTCATACTCTTCACAAGCTACTAATCAGGTTACTGAACCTTTCCGTACTCGTCTAGGTAACTACACCCAGATCAACTCTAAGACCGTTACCGTTACTGGTACTAAGCGTGCTGTTGATCAAGCTGGTGTTGCTGACGAATACGCATACCAACTCAAAAAGCGTGGTACCGAGCTACGCCGTGACGTTGAGTATGATCTAGTTAACAGCTGGAATAGCTCTAATGGTTCTGGTACACGTACCTTTGGTGGTTACCAAGCTTGGATCAATTACACTGCAGCTACTACCACTCCTGCAACTGCACTTAACGTACTAAGCACCGGTACTTATACTGCGCCTACTAATCCAGGCGGCGGTATTGCTGGTACCTTCTCAGGTACTATTGGTAAGGTATCACTAGCACTATCACATGTTGATACTGTTATGCAAGGTATCTATGAGAATGGTGGTAAGGCAACTAAGCTAATGCTTTCTCCTGCTAACCGCCGCGTGTTCTCTGCTAAGGCCCAGTCAGCTGGTTCAAGCTCAAGCAATGCGGGTGATGGCAACGTTCGCCGTAACATTGATGCAGACGGAAAACTACGTCAATCCGTAGAGATCTATATGTCTGACTTCGGTGACATCATGGTTGTTCCTAACTACGTCATGGGTATTTCTAATACCTCTGGTGTATTACCATCTTCTGGTGACGTTGCGAACTTCTCAGCGTTCCTATATGACCCAATGTGGTTCAGCTATGCCAGCCTACGTCCTCTACAAGAGGTCGATCTAGGTCAGCTAGGTGACTCTATCATCGGTCAAATCGTTGAAGAGGGAACTCTAGAGTGCCGTAATCCTAAAGGTTGTGGTATGATCTTTGGTTTGTCTGGCGCTTAATAGCTAACTAACCTATAAGGGAAGGTGAGGGAAACCTTACTTTCCCTTTTTATTTTATAAGGAACACAAATGGAATTTCTACGGATTATCGCAACAGACGGTACCATGCAATACATTCCTGATAACTACGTTGTTAACGTTTTAACGTCAGCAGAAACATATAGTGCAAGTACCGATTACTCAGCACCTAAAGTTATTCGTGGTAAAATTACTCAGGTGAAATATTATGACGGTGCTAATGCTACGGCTGGAGCTTTGGTTGTTGCAGCAGTTGCAGCATTCAATGGCGCTAATACTAAATATGAATACGGTTGTTATACCATCGATGGCGCTTTTAGCGTGGCGATGAGTAACTAGATTTAAAGAGGACACATGGGCTTTCTATCACAAGACGACAACAAAAGCAGTTTTGTTGTTAAAACAGACGAAAAGAATTTTAGATTAGAACAAGACGTTCAGGCATACCGAGATTATGCAGCTCAACAACGTGAGCTTGATTCAATCTCGGCTAATGGTCGTACATACCGATCATTTGCTATTATCCCTGACATTGTAGCTATTGACATTTTAACTAAATACGGCTTAGACATTCATGCAGATACCTTTATGAGTGATCCCGCTAGTTT